GAGCAAGTCCAGTAGCACCATACTAGGGCAATTTGTATATGTAGCTGCACCCATAACACCATTAAATATATAACCAGTTGGGTATACAATTCTGCCAGTTGCATTATCAACAGTAGGTGTACCTGAGCTATTAGCACCTGCACCTGGTATTCTTACCTTTACACCTCTTAACCTGTATTTCCTACTAGGTATTGAACTAAATTGTTGTGAATCAATACGTAAAGATAGATAGGCACTATTAGCGTATGTTTGTTTATCGTCTATTATTTCTGAAAAACTTGACCATTGAAATGCATCTACTAATGATGATGATGTACTGTCAGCAGTTATTCTTGTTATTCTAATATCAATAGGAAAAGCACCTGTAATATCTACCCTATAGTCTTTTTGGTATGCATCAGCAGTTCTACCTGTAATAGTATCTGTGATAACGTCAGTAAATCCACCAGAATTATATTGTACAGATATTTTAAATTGAACACTAGAACCTAATAAATCACCTGCATCTGTAGCTCTTTGCAGTTGTGGTAATGTTATTGATACCTTAATAGCATCTACAGATGTATTAGTAATAGTTCTTGTAACTGGTGATGCTTTTGTTACCACTACACCTACTGCTGTTGTAGATTCAGAACTTTCAATACCAGGTATATGTGTCTGATTAGCAGTACCAAATCTAGGTGTAAAGCCAACATTCTGAAAATTAAAATCAGTTGTATTAGGACTAGATGAAGATGCAGTAGATTTTAATACAGCAGTATTATTAAGAAAAACATCTTTAAGTGCAGCATTATTATATGCAGTTGTATCTTTTGTTAGTCCTTCTTTTGATGCGGTTGCAAAACCTTCTATCTCACCTTCTGATACTAAATCTAAAAAAGTAGCGAACTGCCTACTATGTAAAGTATCAGGTGTTCTTGTAGGTTGTGGTGGTTGTGGTGGTGATGGATTACCCCCTGCACCCTGTATATACTTTTTTCTCATGCCCTTACCTGTTCAGTATCAATACCTGCACTTATTACAACACTACCTGTAAAGACTTCTCCATAACATATTGGGTGGCTACTACCTGCCCTTGAACTTTGTTGTATGCCACTAAAACCAAATGATATTCTAGGGTCTTGTTCATTACTAAATTCTTTTGGTTTTGGTACAGGAAATAATAAACCACTAACACCAGATAAAGCTAAACCAACACCTAAAAAACCAACAGCCTTAGATACAAGTATTGGTGTACCTCCAAAAGTACCAATAGCTGCTGTACCAAAAGGGTTAACAATAGCTAAACCTATTAATGCTGCACCTAATAATATTTTGCCTGTATTACCACCTGCACCAGATATTACAGGTACAAATGATATTTCTTGTTTACCTGTAGGTTCATGTATCTGTGTCTCATCAATCTCATATTTATTAATTAATACTTTATAGTATCTTTTTGCCATGTAGCCTTCTGTTTCTGGGAAGTTATTAATTAAAAAACTAACAGCCTGTGCAACAGAATTTACCTTTACATCAAATTGTTTATGACCTACAAAGTCTGCAAGATCACCATATAGTTTTACCTTAGATAGCATACCTGTACCTCTTGCCTGTGCATTTTAGCAACCATTCATTATAAGGTTCTCTTGTACTTAGTCTATCTGCTAAATGGTGTAATATCTCATCACCTAAAAAAATAGCCACATGATTTAAGGTAGGGTGCAATATTGACATTAACAACACATCACCTTTCTGTAATTTTTCATCTTTATTTAGTTCTTTAAAACCAGTTCTTTCTGCATATTGTTCAAATAATGGATTATCTAAAAAGTCTTGTGGTGTTATAGGTCTTTGATAGTCCAACAGTTGTATATTATGTTCTTCTTTATAATAATCTCTAACTAATGACCAACAATCTGTAACACCCCATACCCATTGTCTACCTATTAATGGTGGTTTATATCCTGTTGGTTCACAATAACCCCATGTTTCTGTTTTTGGATTAACAATATGCCATTTCAAACCACTTTGCTCACATGATACTTTATCTGCCTGTGATGGTGATGGTGGTGTGACAGGGTGACTATGAACAATAGCTGTTATTTCACCTAATGCATCTGCTTTTACATAATCTTCTGGGTCTAAAATAAAACATTGTTGACTATATGTAGATAGGTTATTACATGGGTAATATTGTTCTTTTCCTTTTACAACTATCAGCACCCCTACTGATTCTTTTGGGTCTTGTTCTTTTGCGTGTTTAAGTGCTGCGTCTTTCCAGGTCATGCAATAAATGTACCAATACTAGGAAATAAATCTCTTGTACATTGTCTACCTACCCTTACACCTGCCAAATCAAAAGGTGCAGCTAATTCAAAAGATACAATATCTCTATTTTCTGTAGATTTTCTTGCAATAGTATATGTAATTTCTTCTTTTGCTGTAGGGTCAGGTGTACCTAATGGGTTTACCTGTTGAGTAGATGTAGTTGTTGTTGATTGTGTTGTTGTATTAGGGTTGTTCATTGTTATCGTATTACCCATAGCATTACCATGAACAGAACAATAATATCTAAGGTCACTAGGTGCAGAAGGATATACAGGTTGGTAGGTTACAGTTGCACCTGCATTACCTGCAGTACCACTAACAACTACAGTTTCATTACCACCTGCATCTGATTTTATTAACAAGGGGTGATTATTATTTGTAGCATCTGCCTGGTTAAATATATAGGTACTACCACGTTTCATAGTTATTACAGGATTAGTACTGCCATTTATTGCAAAATAATTACTACCACCAACATTAACAACTGTAACTGTATAGGTAACACTTTCTGCATCTGCAGGGTCAGCTATGGTTGTAGTTGATGTAGAAGATGTAGTTGTAACTGGAAAATTTACAGCGTCAATATATCTAGCAGATGTTCTTATACGTTTTACAGTTGCACCTGTTAAATCATTACCTGTTGTTACTGTATTTACATTTAATAATATCGCTGTGATTGTACCTAATGCATTACTTACAGATAATGTAGGTCTGGGTATTTGACCACGTTGATATGCAAAACCTTCTGCAGTAACAGGAAAACGTAAATATTGATTACCGCCAAATACTAACTGACCATTAAGGTTAAGATTACTACCTGCATGAAATCTATATGTCTGTGTAGAACCATGTAATGTTGCGTCAGTTGTCAGTTCAAATAATTCAATTACAGCAGATGGATTAATACTTTGTAGGTCAGTAATAATAGGTGCTGTACTCATGGTTCAAACACCTCCCTAAATGTAGCTGTAATAGTAGCCCTGTTAGGTACGTTTATCTGTTTCTGCCATGTATCACAAACAAATTTAGATGATGCACTTTCACCAGGTGGTGTGTAATCAAAACTAGCCCTGTCATCTGCCCTGTCATCTAAAAATGTTTCTATGGTATCGCTATCTGTTTCTGTAATATTATTCCATGCAAGATTATATTCTTTTGGGTTCTGGTGTTCACTTAATCCTAGTTGTACTCTATGTTCATAACCATCTGCAAATTTTATAATTCTTGTTTTTGGTGTAGAATTTTTTGTTAGCCCATAACTAGCTTCTATAGAAGGAAAAGTTGCCATTATGCTAATAACCCTCCTGGTCTTTTTTGTTTTACTAACTCTGATTGTATAGCAACAGCTATAACCCTTCCTAGTTCTCTACCACCCTGTTCACTACCTTCTACAGAACTACCAGATGCATCTACACTAACATTAATATTACCAAAACCACCACCAGTAGATTGTACCCCTAACTTACCATTACTTCCCCTACGTAGAGGTAAAATTGCTTCTGCACCTGCTTCACCCATAAGACCCATGCCATTAGCCATAGGAAATAATGTAGGTTTTTTAACAATGCCACCATAAGCATATTTTTCTACCTTTCCATCTACAAATGCATTACCATTTGCGTTACCAAATAAACCATCTAAAAAGTTAGTAAAAGGTTTTGTTATCATCTGTTGTATAGCAATACGTGCCATATCAGCAATAATTGAGTTAGCTAAACTTCTAAAACTTAACTTTCCTGTGGTTACAAAAGTAACAAGTGCATCTTCCATACCTTTTACTCCTTTTACAACAACATCTGCCATAGATTCCTGTACTGATTTAATACTTTCTTTAAATGTTCTAAGCCTATTTGTCATTGTTGTACCAAAAGTATTAGTTAGTTGATTTTCTGTTTTCTTGCCTGATTCAGTAGTTTTATTATTTCCTTCTGTAATACTTTCTTGCCCTGCACTTATAACACTTGCTAATACTTTTGTATCTTCTATGGCTTGTTTATAAGTATCTCCAAAACCTTTTTGCATTACTTTAAATGCTTCACCAAATTTACCCATACCTAAAAGACCTGTAATTTCTGCCAAGTCTTTTAAACTTCTTGTTAAAAAACGTACAGCAGCAAAAGTTGCATATGCACTTGAAACAACAATTTTTAATCCTACTTCTAAACCTTTAAATAATTCGTCTAATGCAGGTTTATTTTTTAAAAAGCCTTCTAACTGTAATGCTAAATCGTTTAAAGTTGGTAATAAAGCATCTGCAAATTGGAAATTAGCTTCTTTTGCACCAAAACCAATTCGTGTAAGAGTATCATTAAAGGCTTCAGCATTTTGTGCAAACTCGTCTGATAATTGATAATTAAATTCTTGTATACCTTTTGAACCCATATTCAAAAAAGGTATTAATGATGAACCTGACCTGCCAAATATTTCCATAGCTATTGCAGCTTTTGTTGCACCATCTGGTATATCAGCAAATCTATCTGCAAGCTCACCTAATAATTGTTCACTACTTTTTAATTGACCTTCGCTATTTCTTACAGATATTCCTAAATCATCAAAAGCATCTTTATAAGTAGCAACACCCTGATCTGCTTCTCTCATAGATTGTGCTAACCTTCTTAATCCTTTATCTATTGTTTCCTGTTCTATACCTGCTAATTTCCCTGCATTTGTATAGGCTAATAACGTATTTGCAGCTATACCTGTCTGTGTGCTTAATTTTCCAAAACTATCACCAGTATCTATAGCACTTTTTAATAAACCTAATGTAGCTCCACCACCAATTAGTATACCTAAACTTGCAAATGCTCTATTAAGACCACTCATAGATAATGATAAGTTTTTAACTTTACCTGCAACCCCTTGCATAGAGTTACCTAGACGTTTTATAGAACCTGCACCTACAGTTTTTGCTGCTACTACTAAATCAAACTTTGCCATATTATTTATCTCTATTTAATGCCTGTAATGCTGCTGCTTCTATGATTTGTATGTTTTCAAGCATAGCAATACTATCTTTATTATATAGTTTAATCATTTCTATCACAGATGTATAGTCTAATCCTATAATTCCACTCATACCTACACGCCATTGTGTCTGACAACGTAAAAACATTTCTAAATATTCCCAATTATCCTGTAATACATAAAAATTATTATCTATTTCTTTTATATCTACTTTAAATTTATAAGTAGGACTCTGATCTAAAACAAAAGGCATAAAAAACTAGCAACTATTTACTAGGGTATACCCTTTTTTATGAATAAACAAGGCTAAATTCATTATTGCT